CGTAGCGCGGACCTGAGTAGCGCGCACCTGAGTGGCGCGGACCTGCGTAGCGCGGACCTGAGTGGCGCGGACCTGCGTAGCGCGAACCTGAGTGGCGCGGACCTGCGTAGCGCGGACCTGAGTGGCGCGAACCTGCGTAGCGCGTACCTGCGTAGCGCGGACCTGCGTAGCGCGGACCTGCGTAGCGCGAACCTGAGTGGCGCGGGCCTGCGTAGCGCGGACCTGAGTGGCGCGTACCTGAGTAGCGCGTACCTGCGTAGCGCGAACCTGCGTAGCGCGAACCTGCTTCCAATCAAGGCTGATTTCATCGAGGTTATTTCGCAAGCTCCGCGCGAAGTCCCTGCACTTATCGACGCCCTCAAAAACGGCCGCGTCGATGGCTCGACGTACACGGGTGCGTGCTCATGCTTGGTTGGCACAATCGCCACGGCTCAAGGCGTCGATATTGAGTCAGGCGATTTTGCTATCCCGCGTGATTCGAGCCGACCGGCCGAACGGTTCTTCATGGCAATCAACAAGGGCGACACACCGGAAACCAACCAAGCGTCCGCGCTTGCTTTGGAGTGGGCTCAAACGTGGCATGCAACGATCAGCGCGGCATTCTCCCCGGCCGCGATCTAACACAGTGATTCGATACGGCTAGGTGATTCTTAGCCGATTTATATACTACCAAAATAGGATTAAAAATGAACGTCATCGACACGCCCACAACCACACTCGACATCGAAACGTTGCCAGATATGCGCGATGGTGCGCTCGATGCGTTCCGCGCCGCTGTTCAAGAGAACTTCAAAGCGCCTTCCGACATGACGAAGGAAAAGGCTTGCGCCGACCTGGGCATGACGGACAATGACGAAATCAAATTCACGAGCAAGGCGAACGCGCTGGATTTGTGGGCGGCTCGATTCAAGGAAGAAAAGAGCGAGGAAGTAGCCCAAGCAGAATGGCGCAAAACGTCATTCGACGGCTCCCGTGGTCGAATCGCAGTTATCGGCTTGCAGTTCAATGACGAATCGCCTATCGCGTTCTATCGTGGCGATTACCGCGACCCGGACGCCGAGCGCGAGATTTTGACGGATGCGTTTGAAGCAATCGCGGATAATTTCAGCCCGCAATCGATGCGCAATCCGCTTTACGTGGGGCACTACGTAGCACAGTTCGACTTGCGCTTTCTGTTTCAGCGCGCCGTGATCCTTGGTATCAAACCACCGGCAATCATCCCGTTCCAGGCTAAGCCGTGGGGTGATGACATTTTCGACACGATGACGCGTTGGTGCGGCGCTCAAGGGTCGATCAAGCTTGACGCTCTTTGCGCGGCGCTCGGCGTGATCGGCAAGACGGAAGGTATCGACGGCTCGATGGTGCTCGATATGGTGCTAGATGGTCGTATCGATGACGTGGCGGACTACTGCTGCGATGACGTGACGGCGGCGTATCGGTGCTATCGCAAGATGACGTTCAACCCTGTCTCTGTCCGCACCCCGCAAGAGCTTTGCGAAATCCCCTTCTGATGACTGTCGATGAACAGCGCGCCGCTTGCCTAGCGGTATTCAAGGAAGCGGCGCGCGACGGGCAGCGAGGCAACTTTGTGCGGGCACAAAACCTCGTTCATGCCGTCAGGCTGAAGCATGGCGACGCGGCAGCAGAAACCGCCAAGATTGAATTGTGGAAATTTATCCGTTCGGGGAAAACGCTTTGAAGCAAACCGCCATAATAAACACGACGCCACTTGAGCACGACGAGCAAGTGACGTTTTTCGAATACCTCGAATTGCAGTATCGCAACATCGTTGCGTTCGCCATCCCGAACGCTGGCCGCCGATCGCGCAAGACCGGTCACAAGATGAAGAAAGAGGGTTTGCGCAAGGGCGTGCCCGACATCATGGTCGCCGAGAAGTGCGGCATTTATGGCGGCCTGTTCATCGAAATGAAGCGGCAGAAGGGAGGAACAACAAGCTCAGAGCAGCACGCGATGATTGCCAAGCTTCGTGACAAAGGATATTTCTGCGTTATCGCTCGCGGCTTTGACGAAGCAGTTAAGCACCTGAATTATTACCTGTCGCTTGGGGAGCCCACCCTGTGAGCGAGAAAATCGTATCGGTTCTGAACGAGCAAACACGCGAGCGCATGGCTCAAGCGTTCGTTGATGCCCCGGACGGGTTTTTCATGACGCTCCAACCGCCAACCCGGTCACTTGATCAAAACGCCATGCTGCACGCTCTGTTCGGCCACATAGCCAAACAAGCGAAGTGGCATGGACGCGTTTTGAATGCCGTGCAGTGGAAGACGCTGATGATTAGCGCTCACGCCATCGCTACCGGGCTCGGAGCGGACATGGTTCCAGGCTTGGAAGGGGAATGGGTCAACATACGCGAATCATCGGCTCAGATGGGCGTAGGGCGCATGTCTAGCCTGATTGAATACATTTTGGCCTGGTGCTCGCAAAACAATGTTCGTCTTCCCGCCGCCAAGGGCATGGAAGAGTGGCATTAGCACGCCCACAAATACTACCGAAATGGTGAGGAAGTTTGGCTAAGACAGCAACGGCGGCCGAGCGCCGCTACATGGGATTGGTCGCTGCGCGAGGTTGCTGCATCTGTAACAGATTGGGATATGACGTGAGCGGGATGCAAGCAATTATTCATCACCGAATTCATGGCCGTTTCGCCAATATGCGGGCGTCCAACTATCTGACGATCCCACTTTGTTTGATGCATCACGCGGTTGATTACAAAACCAGCGTTCACTACTTCAACGAGGAACAGTTTTTAGAGCACTACGGGTTCACCGAGCGCGACTTGATTATCGAATGCCAAGCCGCGCTATCAAAACACATACCGGCCAAAGAAAGGATCGAGGAATATGAAAGCTGCGAATAGAGAGGCCGAAGTGTTGGCCGTGATGCAGGATGGAAAAGCCTACTCGTTTCACGAGTTGATAGCGCTGATACCCCATGTTCCGGTATCAATTCTGAGCGAGCTTTGCAAAGCGATGGCTCGGAAGGGGAAACTTTGGGGAGGGTATAACGGAGCGCGCTATATCAAGACAGCGGAGCGCATCGACGCGGCCCCGACAAGCGCGTTCTCGCAATGGCCTGAATTGAAAGGCTATGACGCAACGTTGCGCAGCGCTATTCGCGAACCAGTGAGCCGCCGTCCATGAATACAGTTTTTCTTCTTATGGCTCAATTCGGGGCGCGCGCAATCATCCCGCTTGATGACGTGCGCCGTGAATACTTCTCTCATCTTGAGCTAGACAAGTTTTCAGGGAAGATCGCACGCGGAGAGATCGCATTACCAATCGTCCGCGCCGAGAAAAGCATTAAATCGGCCCGAGGCGTCTACGTTCAAGACTTGGCTGATTATATCGATGCACAACGGGCGGCAGCAGTAAAAGAACGCAATCAGCTTTGCGGTTTGACGTGACCAAGCGGGAGTTGCGGAAGTGGCGCTACAATATCTAGCCACTTCCAGCCCGCGTATTTATCACCGAAAGCGTGGATATGCGCGTACCGCTTCAGGTGAACCCATGTCTTATGCCCTGACATAATCGAAACAGCCGGGATGCTCATTCCTAGCTCGAATAACCGGCTAACCCCTTCGTGCCGCAAGTCGTGGAATGTCAGGTTGTCTATCTCTAGCTTTTCGCAAGCTTCCTCGAATTCACCACTGATCGCCGCGACTGAACACGGGAATATGCGCTCGCTATCTGTTCGCGGGGCAGCACGAGCGACGCGTAACGCTTCCGGCGTTAAATCAACCCATATGTGATTGCCGATTTTTTTTTTCGGGTCTTTCATATCAAAAACAAGCAGGCGCGACGCGGACTGATCTATATCGGTCCATTTCATTCGCGCTATCTCGCTGCGTCTTCGAGACGAAAAAATAGCAAACAAGAAAATCAGGTCATAGGGGAACAAGGCCGGGTTAGCTATCCGCTTTTTCCGCACGTACTCAATAATCCGGCTAATTTCATCAAGCGTAGGCCGTCTATCACGGCTATTCGATGTCCCGGTAACTCCTAGCTCTGAAAGCACGTCCAGCGCTTCCATAATGGTTATCTTGCTGATCGGATAGCCCCACGCAGGGCGAGCGATTTTGTACACGGACTTTAGGTGCGAGAAATAATGCGCTACCGTAGCAGGCTGGACACCAAGCGATTTTCCCCAATCGACAAGGGTGTTGACCATGATCTGCGAGCCCTTGACTTGCCCAAGCTTGCTATTCTGGATGAGCGCTAGCGCTTGCTTCTTGGTACGGCCCAAATCCTTCTGAGACTCGTTAATGTAGCGCTGGATCACGTCTGCTAATATTGGGTCTTCGGCCTTCGCTTCCGCGATTGCGCCTGCCTTGGATAGCTCCGTCTCGCGCTTCTTTGCCCATGCGGCAGCGACTTGTTTCCGGTCGAACGTCTGTGTCTCTTGGTGAATGACGACGCCCCCGCGACGAATGCGAACCTGGGCTTTGTACGATGTAGTTCCGTCCGCGCTCGTGCGCGTGGTGATAGTGCCCATAGTTCCCCCGTTGCGTGGCACCTATTTTGGCACACTGGCACACTGTCGACAAGGGACGAAACTACTCTAACGGTAGTAATAAGCGGTTCGGGATAATGAGAATTTGCTGTATTTTCAAGCCATCAATCGTAAAGCCCATACAAATCAAGCCCTTAACGGTAGTATGAAAAATGCCGAAAACGGGTATTATATGGGACCGATTAAATGAAAATGCTCATTAAAATCAATCAACTAGGATTTACGAATGACGGCGTGGCACCCTATTGGCACACCGGACACAAAATAGCCGTGTCCGGGGCCGTTGGGCTACATCGCTGTATTGTAGTGCGACCGGCCGAACAGGCGCACGCCCGCCCACATGGGCCAGCGACGCCACGCGGCGACGCCTGTTACCTTGGACGCCTCAAGGAACGTGCCATCGGCAACACGGCGCGATACGGGCGCGGGAGCGGTATAGAGGTAGTCGTGAAGCGTCGCGGCTTGATCCGCCTTGCCGCCGAACATCGCGTAGATGAACGCGAGCCGAGGGACCGACGCGAAGTTGGTCACAAACCCGGCTGGCACGGTGAACGTCTTGCCGGAAAAGTCGCCCTGGTATTCAAGCGGGGCAATCAGTTTCCAGTTGCCGTCATCGAGTGCGGCCGGGTCCGCTGGCTTGACCTCCAAGTCAGTTAGGAACTTGCTCATTGCGACGCGGCCACGGGAGCGGTAGCGACTACGGCGGGTTGCATTGCAAGCTGTACCGCAATGGTCGATTGCAGGCCCAACACGACATCCTTTGCAATGGCCTGATCGGACGGCGACAGCTTGGAGGCCGCAATCACGTCCAGCACGAGCGGGAACGCTTCAGTCGATAGCGAAGACAGGCTCGTGGCAAGCGTAGGCGTGGCGGTGGTCAGGATCGCGTCACACGCCTTGGATAAATCGGCTTGTACGGTCGCGAGCGTTTTTGCAGCGCCGCCAGTGAAAATTCCATCGGCTTGCAATACGGTGATTTCAGCTTGAGCGGGCTTGCATACTGCCTGGGCAATCTGAACCGGAGTTTGCACGGTGATTTTCGGGAGCGACGAGCAAGCAGCAACGGCGGCCAATGCAATGGCAGCGACAACGGATAAAAAGACTCGTTTCATATTTGGCTCAGTGAAGGATTTTAGCGGCAGAGATAGCCGCGTTTGATACAGCGCCAGCGACGGCAGAAGCGGTTACTGCGTTCGCTGTAATTGGGGCAGTTGCGACGACTCCCGTTTCGGTTAAATCAACCGTGTAGTCATCGCCTGTCTTTGCGTAGTGAGCGGATACTGTTGAAATATCCTTGCCGTTCGTTACGGTCACTTCGCAACAAACCTCTTTGCCAGCGGCAGCGTCATAGAACGGCTTTACGTCATATGTCGCGATGCCAGCGCAACCGGCTAGCATCGCAACCAGAAGCAGCGCAATTAATCTCATGGCGCGGCCTTAGCCAAACTGAACGGCAGGTTATTTACACCGTGCCATATCGGGACCGCGCCAATCAGCGTGCCGAGCATGATAAATAGAGGCTGGTCCTGAATGTGAAGCATGTCGCATGCAATCCAAGCGACAACGAGAAATCCGACCGCCAACATTTTCAGCGGCACGTCTAAGGCGTCGGCGTTCATGCCTTTACCTCATCAGGGGCGAATGTGAAATTCGAAAGCTGGTTGCGCTGCATAATCCAAATCGGATATGGCAACAGGTGGATGCCGTGATCTTTGCCCCGGTGATGGCGCTCACATAGCACGACCATGTTGTATTCCGAGTCGATAAAATCGGAATCGTCTTTGAACGTTGACCAATCGAATGCCGGATGCAGCGCGCGCATCTTGATCCAGTCGATGCCTTCGGTATCGGCCCACTCCGCATGGAAGTGATGAACCTCGCGCTTTTCCTTCGTGCCGCAAACCCAACACGGCGTATCGAGCGCGGCGATAAGGTGATGCTTTGTTTTTCGGAACAGCGCCGATTCACTGCGCGGGGCGTGGTCAGGGTAGAAAATATCGATCTGAATCGATTCGTGGGTTTCGTGCTCGTGTGCGATTTGCATAGACGTAAAAAAGCCCGCACGCGGCGGGCAGTTTCCGATTGAAGGTTTATTTAGATGCCGAGCGCGGCTTTGCAGCGGACGAATCGCGCGTCACGGTCGGAAGCGCCAGCCATCGCGGGATTGATGCGCCGCGTTATGGCTTCAAACTCGCCAGCGTCCGAAAGACTATTCAGGCCGTGATTGATCCAGAAGAATCCAGCGACCATAGCGCCCGTGGCGGCGTCCGTGCGGACTAGATCGGGGTTAGTGACAACATCAATGCCCGTTCCGTCCTTGGCCGCCTGGAAGTTAGCGGCGAACGTTGTTTGAACCGGACCAGAGCCGCGATATTTCCAGCCATCGCCCGATGCTGTTCCGCCGTTACCGTACTTGTTGCCATAGACCATGTTTGCGATCTGCATTTGGCGAGCAAGCGGGACGGCCTTTTCATTCGGCTGGCGACCGTACTTCACGGCAACCGTGTAAGTCATGACGCGCGGGAACGTCGCCATCAGTGCAGGTATCGAGTAATCGAACGATTCGCTAGTCGCCGATAGCGAGCCCGACTCGTGGCCGATCTGCGCCAGGAACGCGGCGAGACGTTGCGGCGTGTTTATGGAGTATTTGACGCACGCGGCTTGCAGTGGATCAGCCCAACGAGCGGCGTTCGTGGTCAACGGCTGGACCGTTTCCATCAGTAGATCAGGCGTGATATTCATGGCTTGTCGGCTTTCCGGTCTAGCTTTTCGTCAATGCGTTCAAGCTTCTTGAAAATCGCATCGACCGCTCGGTTTATTGTTTCGATTGAGGCCGTAAGAGCCGGGTTCGTGACGTAGTTTTGAGCGCAATACAACTCGTGCTTCGACAGTTGGTCCTTAACCATATCGACCGCTAAGTTGGCGTTCCGGTCGGTCTGGTCAACCTTTGCATGCAGCGTGCGGAACAGCCACCAGCCAAGACCTACAAGCGCGGTCACGCACAAGACCATCCACGCGTTGAGTGTTTGAAAATCCATCTATGTCCTAGGCATGAAAAATAGTTCTTGAATTACTACCGTAATGGTAGTATTGTCACCCCATCGAACAAACCCATGGAGTTAAAAATGAAATTAGGTCTAGTCCTCGCGTTGTGCTGCTTGTTATCTGCTTGTGGTGGCGGCGGTGGTGGTTCGTCGGGAAATTCGGCGCAACCTGCGGTTGCTGTTGCGCCAAAGCCACCGGCAAAGACCCACATCACAATTTTTCTTGACGGCGATAGTACAAATTGGGGGGTCGACACGGAATACCCGTCACAAAAAACCCCCAACACTCCAGCAATGAGGATGCAGAAAGATTTTGATTTGGCTCTTCCTGGGCTGGTTACTGTGATCGATGGATCGATCTCAGGGAGTTCATTTCCTGACGATCTACAGACAGGTGGCCCGGTAACCGTTCCGCTTGCAACGCGTCTTGCAGCGCTCGCCACGCCAGCAGACATCGTAATCACGAACAGTCAAATTAATGATCAGTACGTTTTCAATGAAACAATGGACCAGTATGCGACCTGGGTAAAGCTATGGGACGAGACTGTCAGGGCGGCAAATGCTATGCCGATTCATGAAGAGCCAAATCCGGTATGCCGCATCCCCGGAAGCAACCTGCCCGTTACTGACCAGTTCGTTTCAACGATGAACTCAACCGCATCGGCGGATAGCGTTCCAGTCCTGCCTGTGTACAACGCTTTCAAGGCATACCCGGGTTGGTGCACCGTGCTACTTGGGTCAGATGCCGAGCACCCAAACGATGCGGGCTACGCGTTCAAGGAGAGTCACTATTTCCCCCCGTTATTGGTGATCGTCAATAAGATGCTTCAGGGGTGACGCGCAGGGGAAAGAGCCGCCCGAGCACCTATTTTTCGATGAGTTCGGGCGGGTTTGATAAACTCACCACTCCCATAAGGAGGGCGCAATGAAATTCTCTCAAGATGATGTCAGGAACTTCGCCAAAGAACCGTTTTCGTCCGGTCGAGCAGCGGGGCGGCTTTTGTTCGATTTCGGCGTCATGGTATCGAGTTTCAAGCAAGATGCGCTCGAATATCCGATTCTTGACTTTGGGTCAGGGACAACGTGGGTCTCAGAATTTTGCGCACGCATGGGATTTCAGACTGTATCGTTTGACATCAACGGCGATCTCATCGACGCGTGCATAAAGGAACGAGTTGCATCTGACTGCCGAGTCAACCCTAGCTTGCTGTCAGTGGAGCAGGGTGACGGGCACGCGATGCCGTTTGAATCTAACACCTTCGGGCACCTTCTTTGTTATGACACCGTGCACCACATGCACGACTATCCTAAAGTTTTCTCGGAGTTCTATCGAGTTCTAAAGCCCGGTGGCCGCGCCATCTTTGTGGAGCCCGGCGCGCGTCATAGCAAATCACCTGAAACCATAGCATTCGTTGAGTTCATGAGGGAGCGTGACCCAACGTGGATAGAACGTGACGTGGTGCTCGAAGAGATGGACCAATTTGCCAAGGATGCCGGGTTCCAATCTGGAATTTCAATCATCCCCATGCCTCACCCGCTTGCGCTTCAGAACTACACGCTATCCGATTGGCAGAGCTTTAGAGCGGGCGACGTGATGCAGCGCCTTCGCTTCACCGATCAATTAGCCGACCTCAATTATTGGGATCGGGTAATATTTTTTGCCGACAAGGCCAATTGAATTTCAGCTTCCGGAGAGCGGCAAACCAGACTGCATCATCGCTGGCACAGATGAAAAGTATGCCTTCCAGCGCGCATCGCTTGTGTCTACAGTGCCTTGATTGGGCCATGAACCGGGGTTCTGAGGCATAGCAAAATACGAAATGATAACGGCCTGAGACGCGTCCGAGAACTGAACATCGATAGTTGTCATATTGAATACCCTACAACGTATACAGAAAAAGCCGGTGTAACGGCTGAGCTTGCTGTCGTCACGTAAGTAGCTTGCGGTGCTACTAAAGCCAAGTTTGAGAAGCTATTTATGATCGTTGTCCCTGCCCCAATCGATGCCTGGTTCTGCTTTGCTCCGAAAAGGTTTGTTGCTGTCGGAGCGAGGGTTAGCAATAGATTTGACGCTGCGGTGCAACTGACGCCAAGAGTTCCGTCAATGCTTACAGCATTTGGCGGTATCGCCAAAGCCAAACCTGCGTTGGTGAAAATTGTCGCGGTGGATAAAACTTGGACTTGGGCAGGGGTACAAAAACGGTCCCGCTGCGCTCCAATAACAAACTGTTTTGATGCATTCGTCAGCCATGCGCTGACAAGTGCTGACGCCGTATACCCAACAGGCATATTCGCGCCAGCATAGATGTTTGGCTGAACTGTAGCGGCATTCGTTGCCAACAGCGCAGCAGTTTGGGTGGTTGGGTTATATATCACATACAACGCAACATAGCCGCTGACAGGTGCCGCCCCTGTATCCATTCCGCCCGCGCCAACCGTCGCTAGGTTGATGGTCTTGTTGAAACCCGGCAGACAATATCGCAACCCGCCGAGAGCCGTTTCAACAACAATTTCGTCGGCCGTAATCGTTGCCGTTGTGCTTGCAGCGGGGATACTCATAAACAGGTTGCGAGCCTGCCCAACAACGCCCGAGACTTGCCCGAATTCAACCGCATGCTGGCTAGCGGTGGCGGGGGAGACTTGCATCGCCCCGCCCGAGCTTTCCATAAGAACCCATGACGTAATATCGGCTCGATATACGAGATTGCCGCGACCGTTAGCGACCGCCTCGCCACCTTGCAACGCAGAGTGATTGCCGCCGACTACTGGCAGCGGAGCGATGAGGCCAGGGGCCGGGGTGAACGTCATCGGCCCCGTGTTCGCGTTCTTGAACCGAACCCAAAGGTTCATGTTCTCAACGAGCGCGGTAATCGGAAGCTGATACGTCGCCTGTACAACGTTCACCGTGCCGACATCAACGCCATACGTCAGTGTGTCCGCCTGGATCGCTTGCAGCAGCGAGCTAGTCAGGATCGGAGCGCCCGAGGCTTGCGCGATGCTCGATGACGTGATCGTGGTTTGACCATTCGCGACCGTCACCACCCAAAGCGCGATAGTGCCGACCGGAGTAGCCGGAGTCGTTTGCGATCCAGTGGCAGCGGCAATGCCAGCGGTCAACGTAAGTTGCACCGTGTCTTGCCGCGTGGTGTTCTGCGAAGTGCCTGTATTGCCGGGGCCGCTGAACGCTTGCGCCGGATTGGCCGCGTTGTAGTAAGGCAAGACAACAGGCGTGATGTCTTGCTCAACGAACGAGGCCGAGATAAGGTAGTTCACCGAAAAGCCAGCAGTCGCCGGGGCAGCGCACGCCAACGATTGAGCCGTCAACATGATACCTTGCTTGACGATCTGATTTACCGTATCGGCAGCGAGCGACGAATAGGCCAGCGTATCGCGGTTTTGAAGCGAATAAACACGGCCGGGATTGATCGTTACCGTAAGCGCTGCGGGGATGGCGGGAACGCAACCGAGGCCGGTGAAAACCGTGCTCGTGCCGAAAATATCTTGGCAAAGTTCCGCAATGGCGGTGAGCGTGTTCCGGTTGGTGTTGAGAATATCGGTTTCAAGCGGAATAGCACCCGCATAGACAATCTGGCGATCCATGTATTTTCGATCCTGAAATAGGAAAAGCCCGCGAGTGCGGGCTTATGGTTTCTTCAATGCGGGGCGCTTAGTTCGAAATGTGAACCCAAACGATAGTTGCGGCGGGGATGACAGATGCGACAGCGGCATAGATAGCCGCGTCGGTGACTCCGCTTAGCGTCGATCCAATGTTCGCGTATTCGGCTTGTGATGCCTGCGAGTAACCGGCAACGGATGAGCTGTAACCGCCCACGTTCGGGATACCGGTTCCGGCAGGCCGGTAGGCGGTTACAAACGCTTGGTATGCCATCAGCATTGATCCATACGCGCCAGCCACGCCATAGCCGCATGCAATGCCATAAGCGCCAGTGTCAGCGGGGCGCAATGGCTCAATGATGGTTGGCGCTCGCCCGGTTAGATCGGTTAAAACCTTGATGACTGCGTTTCGCGTTCCTCGCTCGCGAATGATGTTGACCTTGATTCGATTCCGATAGGTCGGGTCTTGCTCGTTCGGAATGCGTAGCAGGCCAGTAGGCCCGAAATAATCGGCCGCCGAAAGGTCGAGCCATCCATCGGTCGATGTCTGAAGACGCGTTTGAAGAACCATGTACGCGTAGCATGAATACACGCCAGCGAAGATAGCCGCTACGCCTTGCAGCAGAGCATCAACAATCGGATGCACGCTACCGAACCAGCCCTTTGGAGTGCGCTCACTGAGCCGCGCGAAAATATCTGCTTGGTCGCCTGTAGCCATCAGATCACCGATACGCTGGTTGACTTGATAACCTGCTGCGGAGTTGCCGTGAAATCAGCAGTGCCACCATTCAGCAGGACAGCAAGCACGTCCACAACATCGGTTGACGCGTCGAACGCAATTTGACCGATTCGGAAATACGAAAGGGTCTGCCCGAGCTTCATAGTGTTGATGTAGGACAGCAACGCGAGTTGAACCACTGCGGCGGTTGCTGCGTGACCCGCGCCCGTCGATGTGGTTGTGATCGAGAGCGATACGACAGCGTTTTGAACCACTGGCGCGAACACGCCGAACGTTGACGTGAAGGGCCGCACTGCATCGATTGCGTTATAGACCGTCGATAGAGTGCCGCTCGATGGCGCTCCCGTGCCGTCATCTACGACGACATAGAAATACCCCATTTGCGTAACGCCGCCATACGTGATGTTCTCTGCAATCGTGCATACAAAGTTTGATCCGAGCGCAGCGACAGCGGCGAGTACAGCGGCCCGCGTTGCCTTGGCAAGTGTCGCCAGATAGCCGACGAATCGAATCCGCGCCGATACATCAGATTCAGCGTTGACGCCGTTCGAAAACGCAATGGCATTACTCACCGTATCGACAAATGGAATCGACTGGTAGAGAGCATTGATTACGCCAGCCGACACATTGCCGGATGCGTCGGGCAGGCTAAGCGAGTTCGAGCCAGGCGTGATGCTTACTACGGTTAGCGTGACTGTCTGCGTACCGGCCGCGATGACGAAGCCGCCCAACGTGACGCTGTATGCCGGGTTGGTCGTGTCCGCTATTACTTGGTACTGCTGCGTCCCGTCGCCAGTCTGCACAATGGAGCCAACAGGGACAATCGCTTGCTGCGTGTACGTGAATCGAGACAGCGTTACTTGGCCGCTTGCAGCGGTCGGGGCAAGCCGATAAAACCCGAACTGAGCTAACCACGAATCCAGATCAGCGCCGCTAGACGTTACCGCACGGGTAAGTGCGATTGCGTTCAAGATCAGCGATTGAAGCCACATCGAAATCCATGCAACGCCCTCGCCAACGGCTCGCATAATTGAGCCGGTGACGAAGTTTACGAGGGAGGATGCCTGACCTTGAACGACCGTTGCGAAGCTGGTTAGAATCTGTGTGAATGACTGGCTATTTACGCTCATTGGTTGATGTCAAATGATAGTGTGTCAGTCACTCCCGTTACGAGATTGACATACTGAATGTTGATAGTCGCGCCATCGTTGAACGGTGATACGTCGATGACGGGAGCCGGTGAGCGAGACACAGCCGGGAACGAAAGAACCACGGAGCGGACAAGGCCGCGAATGACGCCGACATTCAGGTTTGAACCGATCCGGCGCGGCAAGCCAGCGCCAAATGTCGGATGGTCAGAATAGTCGGCCGACGCGATAGGATTCCCGGCCGAATCGTTCAGAGCCGGGTTTGTCATCAACGCGCGCAATATCTGCTGCAGCGTTGTTTCGCTGTCGTCAGCCGTCGCCAGATCGCCAGAGGGTGAGGCGGTTAGGTCATTCCCCCAAAAGTGATAAAGATCGGTCATTGAGGAACACCACCAAGGCCGGAGCCGCCAGAATTAACGTGCTTATGTGAATCATCGATTCGATGCCCGTTAGCGGACACTTGACCAAGAAAGTTCGTATTGCCTGTTACTGAGGATGCGTTCCCGGTCCCGTTGTCTCCGCTAATCGTCATTCCGCCTTCGCCAGATATTTTCTGATTCACGTTGAGCGTGCTATCGAGTTGGACGGGGCCGATGAAATGGTGCTGAGTCGCGTTGTAGGTGATCGTAGAAGCCGCCGTCAATTCGACCGTTCCATCGTTGTGGAACTTCAGAATCGATCCTGACGCGTGAACGATCCAAGTTTCGCCAGCGGGAACAGCCGGGGGCATGTTGACGTTAGAGAAGAATCGACCCGTGATGCGCGGGGCTTTAATGTCGCCCTCGCTGAACGTCACTTGAACCATATCGCCAAGGTTCGGCGCGGATAGCACGCCAAAGCCATTGCCGACCCCTACAGCACCCAGCGGAACCCAGCCTGCTACTTCCTCGCCTTCAGGCTGAAGCGTGACCTTGACGGCGTGTTTCGTTGGGTCGTATGAGGTAATGATTCCGGTTCGTGGCTTGGCGACTGAGCGAGCGGACAATTCCGCTTGTTGCCGCATGTTGTTCGTTAGCTGATCGATAGCGCGGCTCATGCCGTTGTTTCCTCCGAATCAGGGCTATGGTTTTTCGCGCTTACTTCCATCGTGTAGCCGCTGGCGAAACTGAGCTTGCGTTTGATGGAGTCGGGGTAATAGGGCTGATCCCACTTAGTCCCTGTTCCGCTAAGATTGATGGTCCCAGGAACATCCAAGGCACTCGTTCCAGGAATGGAAAACGAAGCGGTCATTTCGTGCTGAATTAGGTCTTGGTACTGTGCATATGCGCGCTGAACGACCGCTTGCTGCGTCAGGTTTGCGATGTTGTAAAAATATTGCGTCGCGTTCCCCGGCAACGTGGCCGAGCCGGGTTTGATTTGCTTGGCAGCGTTCGGCGGATAGCTTGCGGTAAAGACCTTTTGCGCCGCGTCGTTCCAAGAGCGAACGGTGACGACGATCCCACGAGATACGGTGAGAGCACGACCTAGCTTTAGGTCAAGAACGCTGCATGTCGGGAACCCTGTCGATTCGTCGGGCGGCGTCCATATAACCGGATACGGGGCGGCGGTGGATGATGCCTTGGGCTGGAAAAACAAGGTCTGACCGCGCACATGAACATCAAACTGTTCAATTCGCGCAAGATGAGTGAGCAAGTCCCACTCGGTGCGAGCATCATGCATTTGCTCGTGATCAATCTCGTAATACTTTCCTACTTGCGTTTTGGTCGCGACGACTTGCGCGGTTAGGCCGTGCCGCTGCGCTAGGATTGTTGCAATTTGCGAGGCGGTTTTGTTTTGCCACTTCTCGGTAGTCTTAGCGTCAATCAGCAGGCGCGTTAGGTCGCGGCCAGACACGCTAATTGTTCCCGAGCAGGGCTCGTAATCGATATGATCTACCTGCCCATAAATCCAGCTTGGCAACTCGGTAGCGGTCCATTTAAGAGGATTTGCCGGGGTTCCGACGAACAGTTCAACATATGCGTCTTTCTGGCTTGAAAACCAGTCGGCGTTTTGTGCGGGAGGAAGCTTGTTGGCAAGGAACGTGCACGTGAAAGTGTCCGCACTCGAATATGAATTGTTGTTCACATCGAACGCGGACCAACCTTGGATTACCTGACCATTTAACTTAACAGCGCCCCGCACCGCGTATGCGGTGGAGTTAGACAATAGTTGTCCCGTTTAGAAGTGGGTCATAGGGAGGGATAACAACAGTCTGAGGACCGTTGATATTTGTGTCGCCCTTAAGCTGAGGATTCGCGTTTGATATTCCAACCCAACCAGCGACTTGACCGTAATACTTTGAGGCAAGATCGAACAACGATCCGCCCATCGTTTGAATTGATTTAACACCCGACCCGATTTGACCGACATTCACGCCCATGCGCCCGAGCACGCTATCGAGTTGCACCAAGTTGGTCTGATTCGTCATTGCGTTGACCTGGCTCGTTAGCTTCGCGACGTTCGTAGCCAGCGGGTTATTCGGCAGAACACCGCCGAGCGTCGTAATGCTTTGCAGCGTGTTTTCGGTAGATGCGATGAGCGTTTGAACTTGGGCGCGTGCCTGCGCAATAGGCGTAAGAACCGCCGTTATCTGCGCCTTGGTCGCAGACGCAAAACTAGAAACGGCGCTGATGGCCGATGACAGCGAAGACATAGACGAAGAAACGCCCGTGTTGCCAATGCTGGATGAAAGAGCCGTGCACGTGTTCATGTCGCCGCCGATCAGATCATCAATCGATGAACCGGCATCGCCGTTTAGCGGAGCGGTCAAGTCTTGAACGACTTCCATCTTTATCTGATACGGGATTTGATACTCGCGCTCGAAATCAGCCTCGAATTCGATAATCACGACCTGATACAGATATTCTGACCACGACAAAATGAGGGGGAGACCCGCATCGTTCATAGCTTTCAAGGTCTGCGCGCGTTGCAGCGCGTTGTCTCCCGTCAACCATGCAGACCACGCGATAGGCTCGTGATCCGCGCCGAGCATTTGAACGTCGCGCTTGCCGCCTACGAACTTGGTCACGATTGCCTTGTGACCGGTTTTAACAGCGATGTGTTCCGGTATTTCCTCTTCCGCGAAAGTGACATCACCAAGGATTAATTCGACATCAGACATTAGAAGCCCATCCCCGGAGTACCCATTGTCATACCGTGATCGAAGTTGCCCGAGCCAGTGCCCTTTGAACCTTCCGTTGCGATGTGCTGCGCCGTCGATTCTGCGAGAGCTTCGCGACCGTCTTTCGTCAGGTACAGGCTAGCTACGACCGTGGCCTTCTTGTCGCTAGCAGTTCGGATGTTTGGCGTTTTAGGCGCATCGTTGCTGCTAGGCTTATCGCCGGGTACAGCGGGCGCAGTTCCGCCATCGCCGCCCATCCACGTAGGACGATGCGACCATAGGCCGCCGAGCCATCCAAAGAAACTAGAAAATCCATCCTTGATGGCTTGCCATCCTGCCCGCATTTCTCGGCCTGCTTCGTCCCAATCGATTAGATTGAAAATCCACACAAGCGCAGTGCCTAGCAATGTCACCGCCGTTACAGCCAGAAGGATCGGAGCGCCGATAAATATGAATGCCGCGACCAACATAGCGATAGCGCCGCTTACGATCAGAATTCCGGCGGTGATAAGTGGGATATACATCGCGAACTTCACAAATCCGGGGTTGTCGCGCGTGAAGTCGGCAATTTTGGTAAGGATGCCGTTGAATGTCGTCAGCCCCGCATTGACGTTCGGCAAAATTGCAGTGCCGAGGTTAGTCAGAATGTTTTGCCAGTTCGCCGCGACTGCGTTCTCTTGGCCTTGCGTGGTCTTCTGCAAGTCAGCGTATGAGTCATTGACGCCAAGGCGCTTCTTGATCGCTTCCGGCGAACGCTCGATTGCTGGCGCTTGCTGCTGCATGAGAGAAAACAGCGTGCCGCCAGTGCGCCCGAACAAACGCGCGTTCTCGATGTTCTTTTGGTTCTGCGTGGTCAAGCCCATTTTTGCGTACATGGGCTCTAGAATTTCTTTCTCCCACTTCACCGGGTCAGACTGAAGCAGATCAGCGCCTTTCAGCAGGCCCTCAGACTTGATGTTTTTAACGCCGCCCTGATTGTTCCACTCGATGTTTTTGCCGTTCCACAAACCAGCGTTCACGAGTTCGTGCGTGATTTGGTTAGGAAGCTTGACGATACCGTTCAAGCGGTTAAACGAAGTCATCAACGCCGTACCGGCCGATGTGCCCTTCATTTCACCCATAAGCGGCTCAAACTTCATAAGCGCGTCTTCGGTCAATCCCTTTGCCGAAACGCCGCCTCGCGCATAGAACGCGCGCACGTCTTCGTAATGCACCTGCCCGCCCGACGAGCCGACAAGCTTATAAATTGCGTCCGCGCGACTGTTGAACGTTTTGGCGTCCTTCAGGCCGCCCGACATTTCGATAGCGCGGATGAGGTTCTTATCGTCGTTCTCGGACATTTCGTGTCCGCCTGCCTTGGCCGTGACAGCCAAGCGAGCCAGCATCGGCGCTGCGAGCTTCGCGCCCGCCAATGCTTCGTCACCCTTCAGGCCCGACTCACGGAAAGCGCCTTGCGCTTCCGTCATCTTGTGCAGGTTGTCAACGTAGGTAGAGCCTACGATGCTCATGTTCTGTGCAAACTTGAACGCTTCGTTGTTCTGCGCTGCGTCCATGCCGAAAAGGCTGAAATTTGCCTTGGCGGTTTCCCACTTTTTCGCCGCATCAATGGCGGGCTTCATCGACATCAGGATTGCAGCGCCCGCGCCCATAGCGATAGCGCCACCGAATGCGAATTTTGTTGCAGTGCCCATCTTGCCGATTTTCGAGCGCAGAGAATCGGCGGCGTATTCCGCCTTATTAAAATCCTTCGCCATCGCAATCAAACCATGCGATACTTCATTGACAAGGCTTAATTTTACGCCTATGCGAAATGCCTCAAAGATAATATCACCCCGAGTAGCAAACCCCCTTTCCTTTGACAACAAAGAGGATTGTTGATTGTGAGCAGTTGTATTGCTCCGCTATAACGCGGTATGTCTTTCCAAGTGCGCGCAAGGCCCTTATCTCAATCACTTGAGCATCGGTGAATTTCCTTAAAAAATCGGAAGACGCCTTAATTACGTGAGCAGGGCGTGGGACGCCGCGTTTCGTTGCAATGATCTTTTCTGTGTGCTCGGCTGAGCGAATTTTTCCCTTGTGCGATGCGCTCATGCGCCGCTTGGTTTCTTCGCTATGGACTTTCCCAGTCAGCCCCGCACTAATCTTTGCCTTGAACTCATCGCTCCATCGAATCCCTAAATTGGATTCTGCCTTCGGTCGAAGGTTGTATCTGTTCGCGGCAGCGGCATCTATATGGCGCTGTTCTGCTGCGATCAATTCGGACGTGCTTCCTACCACTTCGATAACATCGAAACGGAACGAATCGGCTCCGTCGCGATTCCATGCGCCTTGTAATCGCCTATTGAAGTGGCGATTGCCCGCAAGCTGATTTTCGTGCGCCCTAGCACGCGTCCCTAGGCAAACCGCCGATCCGACGTATCGCTTTCCGTCTTTCAGGTTTACAATCGCGTAGATTCCCGGCACACCCTTTTTGCTTTCAAACATAGCCGCTCCGATGTAGAAGTGGCATTTTACTACCGTTTTGGGCTTATGAAAAACTACCTTTTCAAGTTCCATGAGTGGGCGGCCGATCATTTCGAGTTTGTGCAATATCCGAATATCCGCCCGCTGAATGTGCAATCGCGCACACTTTCGCCCCTGCGAAAAGAGCAGGCCTTGAAAGTGGCGAGCATCGCGGGGCGGTCAATACTTTGCTTCTTCGTGCTCGTGATCGGCTTGCCCGCGCTCTATATCCTGCTGCGAGTGTTCCGCGCGATTACTTGATCAGCTTCGATGTCATGGTCGTGATTGACTTAACTCCCGATCCGAGAATCCCGGTAACGAGCGCCGCGCCTAGCACTTCCTTGATGAGGTCTTCGTTATGGATCACAGCAGGCCCAAGGTAAGCCCGTGGCGGGGCTTTGTCGGTTCCTAGCTCCATCCATACGGCTTCGTCCTTGTCGGACCCTACATAGCCGTCTAATCCCACCACTTCATCAGCTACAGACTCTTTCAGCGCGCCACTGCGCAACAGCGGGTCGTTCTCTGTGAAGCCCTGACGCACGCGGTCCTCTTTCGTCGCGTCCGCCAATTCCTTCCATGCCTCAAACGGCCCGACCGCAGCTTGGTAGTGGCCTAGCTCTGCCTGGGCGGTATCTTTAATGGCAGTCGTAACGAATTTAAGCCCTGTTCTCAGCTCAACAACTACCAGCGCTTGACGCGCGAGTAGGTGAGACGCGAAAGCGTTCATGCTCGTGAATGTCCGTGTTCCGATCATTCTTTAAATTCCATTTTCGAGTAATCAAACTTGTGGCCTTCAAACTCGGAAAACTTGATAGCGAATGCCGCTCGTGTCACGTCATCTAATGCGAACGCGACATCGAACGGCACGCCATTTCGAACGAGCCAAAGCGCTTCGCTAACCGGAACAGAGCGCGCTAGTTTTTTATGTCAGCCTTCGCCGCTTCCGGGTCGGCTTGGCCGCCGAAATGTTGCGCTACGCCGTTCATCACGGCATTGACGCCTTCTTCATCGAGGCGTGTAATCAGCGCTTCGAGTTCGCGCTCGCTGTTCGGGTATGCAATCGCGCGACCGTCGATTTCAGACACGTATGTCATTGGCAACATCATGCCGACATACACTTGATTTTTTGCCGCGTCGCCAAGCATCTTCACAAGCCGGAACTGACTCAAAACGCCCGGTTTCTTCAGCGTGACTTTGAAGCCGTTCGGCGTGTCGATAGTTACGGCGGAATCAGCCTTTTTGATAAGCTGTTCAGACGGCGTTTCGGCGGTTTGCTTCTTGTTGCTGCGGACGTTAAGAGTCGTCATGTTTAGGCCAGTTTGATACGGGTTTCAGCCATGAACGTCAGCTTTTGCTTAACGGTTTCATCGCCTGCGAAGTCGCCAGCGTCTTCAAGCTTGAAGATCACGCCAACGTATTGGTATTGAGTGACCGCACCGCTAACCTCGTTGATGGTTTCGGTGATGGTCGAAGGCAGCAGGTTTTGCCCTGCGTAGTAGTTCGCTTCCTGCGCGGCAATGAAGTCATCGATAGTCGAGTCTTGCCGCTCGCATTCGAATGAGCCGACCCATCCATCGGGGAAAATCAGGTGCTTCGTGCGACCGTTCAGCAGCTTCACTTTCTTGTCGGTCGTTTCCGGCTTGGACGTGAACTTGGTGAGGCCGCCGAGCGTCAGCGCGCCGCTAGGCGTCTGGATATTGGTCGATACGTCGCGACCAACGGTAAAGCCGTTTAAAGGCATGTTTTGCTCTCGTGTACGTTTTGCATGGACGCAAAAAAGCCCGCGCTA